ATATTGGATGCCTAATAATATACGTCCTTTGACGATTGAAGATTTTAAGGATGTGATTGCAAAACTACGTGAGATTGATAAAAGTTTAGAGAACTATGGCTTGACTACCATGAGGTTACCATTCGTCAAACAAAAGGAAATGTATACTCTTCCTTTGATTGAGCATATGATTAAAACGCAACGCACATCTAATATGTCTAGAGCAATAGATGATTTTATGAGAGAAGATGGTGAGATTTTTATCAATATGCAAAGAGATACGAATCAAACTTTGGGTTTAGAAAATACAAAAGCTGTATCAGAACAGATTACATTTCGTATAAAACAGATAACAACTATGGCTGTCCGAAACGGGTTGGTTGGCGAAGATGTTGTAAACACATTGCTTCATCAAATAAGAGAAACTCTTTTTGATGGAATGATGAAAGATGTATGGGCTTCTTCCGGTAGAAATATACAAGAAGGATTTTTAAATGCATACCTGCGGAAGATGGTAGAGGATAATACAACTGTTGTACGTGACATGGATGATTTTTTATCATCTTTGTATAGTGGGCCAAATCCTTTGTTAAAAAGCAACACTTGGAAAAATGTAGAAGCACAGGTTGATAAAGTAGTTGCACAACTAGAAGAAGATTTATCAACATTGCAGTTAACAACAAAAGAACAGAAAACTATAGACTACACAAAAGAACTTTTGTCTGAGTTAAAAAACTCAATGGGAACAGAATACACAAATGCTTTGCTTGTAAGAACAGATGGAGTTTATGATGGAGTATTCTCTAGACAGCTACAAAGTTTAAATGATTATATGTCTCGGTATGGCATAGACCCCAATGTAGCAATGAAAAATATAAAAGAACTCAGTCCTCGTTTTGAGTACATGGGAAGCAAGAATGTAGGTTTGATTTATGGGAACATAGAAGCATCAAAGATTGAAAAACTTATTGAACTTGCTTCCGATTCTGCCAGCTCAAAGTTGATGAATGATTTAATACAAACGTCTGCGAATCGTACACTACCATCTATGAGTGCCACGTATTTAAAAGATTATGCAGGTTCAGCGGCAAATGCAACGAGAAGATGGGCAATCTCTACAATGTTGGGTGGGGCAATCACTGTGCCCAGCATGAGGTTTTTTACGATCAACCGATTGACTGCTCCTATTATTATGATGGCTACTCTTGGCGATAAGATGAAGGTTAGCAGTATGGCACAAGCGACAGGTCTTGCTGTTACAGGTGGTCTGTTGTCTTCAAAGCGATTGCCTTTGCTATCAAAAATCAAGAGCAATCGATACATGTTTGCTCCAGATGATGAGATTATATTAACCACAGCCGATGGGGCAATCAGAGATTTTACAGCAAAAGAGTTGCGTACAATCTCGGAAGAACAGGGGGTTCTATATAGTAGAGCGGATTCAGATTTTTATGATACACAGTTTACCAAGTTGTTGATTGATAGTGGTATGACTGTAGATGGTCTTGGTCGATATACACAAGCAACTAAAAATAAAATACTACTTAAACTTTTGGGGCCAGAACGTGCGAAGATTCCACAAAAGATTACAAATAAAGTATTAGATAATCTTGCACCTGGAAGAAACAATATATGGAATGAGTTTGCAAAGTTTCAAGATACAGAGATGAGGAGATTTGTTTTTATCGATTCGTTGAAACAGGGCAAAACGATTGATGAGTCTGTAAGTTTAGCGAAACGAAGCATGTTGGACTACTCTTCGTTGTCAGATGTTGAACGTCAACATCTAAGCAAAGCGATTTACTTTTATTCTTTCATGCGTACGATGGGAGCAGAGACAATCAACAGTGTATACCGCAGTGTCAAAGCAGGGAAGATGAACACTGCTCTACGTTCAATGAGCATGATTGATAGGTATTATCGACAAACGGACAAGGACTATTCTTCTTGGGATAGCTTGATGCGTAGCAGATTGTATCAAGAATATATCGGTACAATAGATGGACACAAAATATATGCAGGTGGCGCACCCAATCCTATGATGCAAGGGTTTGAGTTTATGGCAATGGCTGGTTTGTATATGTTAGATTCCGTCAATACAGATAAGACTACAGCAGAACTTGAGTATAATCTTTGGTCTTCTTTTGCAGACATAGGAGCAACAGCAAGTACTACTATAGCTGAAGGCAGTCCGTTTGGTGGGCTTGCTTTAGAGTGGTATAAACAGAATGACCCTTTCTTGACGAAACGTCCAACACCTTTTCCGAGCGAGTTAATCGACAGGGCAGAGGAAGCTGGCTATCTAGATGAACTGGTAAATACATATGGATTGGTAAAGAGATCAAGAACTCCTGGCAGACCATTAAGCAAGGAAGGGGATTATTATGATTTCCCAACTACAGAACGTGGTAAAAGTTCATATCGAATGTATGTTTTGCATCGCATGATTGGACTTACAGCGTTTGCTATACCTGCATATGCAATGGGATATACTGGCGCACAAACCAGAGGAATAAAGGATATGTGGAGGGCAAGGATGTTTGCAAAACCAGACATGACAGTGCCTTCCCCAACAGGAGAGGGCACAATCCGCATTCCAACGGCTTCTCCATTTTTAAAAACTTTGTCCAGTAATGAAATGGATGCTGCATTTTATCATTATTATATGGGTTTATATACACCCAATAGAGCCAGACCGTTAAGTGAAACAAGAGCATATCAACTAAAGTCAATGTTGTTTCAGATAAATAAAGCTCAAGATAGATTAGGGTCAGATTGATGGAACATTATAATATCACAGAGCAGTACGACACAGCAGTCACAACGAGTTTTGTAGGGTTTCCTATACAGCCAAGTGAACGTCAGAAGAGATCGTACCCAACATTTTATGGAACACTATCTGCATTGACAATACATGGTGATACATTGTCTGGTACAAATAGTTTAACTGTACGAATCTCTGAGGATAGCGAGGGAGATAGAATGATACTTGGAGATACACAGGTAGGATTGTCTGTGGGAATCACAACTCCAACAATGACCTCATCCATTATAAAAATAGAGATTGATGTTGCTGATTCATGGCCCAGTAAAATCTGGATAAAAACAGACACAGGTACTCTGAACATTCGACAAGTCAAGTTAACTTGGAGAGTGTAATGTCTATACTCCCATCGAATGTTGATGCATTTAATAGTAGTAGTGGTGGAGCGTTTGGTTCGACTTCTATTGAATCAGATCTGAGTACACAAATCAATGGTGTTCGACAGACTTTTGTGACTCCTCTAGCGTATCATACATCAACATTGGTGATATATTACAATGGAGTGAGACAAAGAACAGGGGTGGAAATCACTGTAGTCGATGCTCGTACCTTCACAACTAACTTTATACCTGCTTCTGGAACTGTTCTGGTTGCAGTGTACCAACCTTTATAGGAGATAGCATGGCTATACAACTAGTAAGAGATCAGTTAATCGATTCGATTATCAATGTAAATAAAATAGACAACAGTGCAGTATCGTTTGTAAAACTAGATGGCGCAGATATTGAAACTTCCCTTGCCGGTGGAGTATCTAAACTTGCAACAGCGGCCGCGATTAAAACTTATGTTGACGGACAACTTCCCGATCAGTTTTCTGGTGGAAACGGTATCCAGATTGATGCTTCTGGAGATCCAGATGTAATCAATGTTGATCTTGCTACCAATCCTGGTATGCAGTTTACTTCTGCCAAACTGGATTTGAAACTTAAGAGTGAATCCGGTGGTAGCCTTACCAAAGATGCGAATGGTTTGTACATTGCTGATAGTGCAATCTCCAATGCAAAACTTGCTACATCTACCATTAGTGGTATTGCTCTTGGAGCAAACCTTGCTGACCTTACAGCAGGTAATGGTTTGTCAATGTCAGCATACAACGGTGGTACTGCTCGCGTTATTGATATGTCTCTTGATGGTGCTACACTATCAAAAAGTAATGCTGGACTTAAGGTTGCTGATCTACAAATCGGAACTCAACAGCTTTCAAACTCTAGTGTTACTGCTGAAAAAATGGCAATCTTTCCAACTGTAGATGCGTTGACTCCCAACGGAATCCTTACACAGTTTGACCTTACAAAGACTATGTCTGTTGGATATACCAGCTGTCTTGTTTTCCGTAATGGTGTTGCTTTGGAACAAGTTGCTTCTTCTCCAAGCGGAACTGATCAGTATGTAATCAATCGTACAGCAGGAACTGGTGGAAAATCTCAGATTGAGTTTGGTTCTGCTGTTTCGAATGGTGAATCACTACGTGTATTCTACATTGCATAGATAAACACAACCCCTCTATGTTTATAGAGGGGTTTTTTTTGGAGTTTACAATGACAAAAGAAGAATGGATGAGACATATCTTAGGACAAGGTGGAGCATTAACGATTGCCTGTGCTGCTCTTTGGTATATTTCTCAGTTATATGTTGATCAAATAAATGTTATGATGCAACGGTGTGATAGTGATAGAGTAATGTATCAAGACCACATGGAAAAACTATCAGTAAAACTGGAAGACATCAGCAGAGATGTGAGAGATATTAAGGATGCCCAAGAAGTCAATAAATAAAAAAGCAATGAAGTGTAACTCTCCTCGCCCATTGAGAAAGGGAGAGCCTGGCTATGCTAAAAAGAAAAGAGTTGTCAAAGGTTGCAAAGCTGGAAGACAGGAACTTATTAAGTATGGAGCAAAAGGGTATCAACACAACTATAGTGCAAGTGCAAAGAAATCTTTTCGCGCTCGTCATCGTTGTGATTCCGCTGATGATATATTGAGTGCGCGTCATTGGTCATGTAAGGACTTGTGGCCAAAGAATAAAAAGAAAAAATAATAGGAGATTATTATGAAAAAGAAACTGCCTGGTTATAGACCATACGGAAAGTCAATGCCCAAAGGAAAGGTTGAGCGCAAAGCATACGCAACTGTAAAACCAAAGAAGGGCGGTATGAAAAAACCATCTGTCTCTTTCAAGGGATATAGCTATCGGAGTTATAGCAAATGAAAATAGACATAACAGCAACAAGCTGGGGCAAGGTCTTTGCTCTTGTTGGTAAACTGGTTCGATATGCACAGGGTGGTTTTACTCAAGACGAGAAGTCGGAACTGATTGGAGATCTTCTTGAAGTTCTGGGAGTTCTCGCAGAAGACATTGGACAGGATATACGAAATGGCTAAGGGTAAAAGGCGCATTGATAAAATCATTGTGCATCATAGTGCCAGTCCTGTGCATACTACTGTTGATCAAATAGATCAATGGCACAAGGCTCGTGGATGGAATGGCATCGGCTATCACTTTGTCGTCTTGGAGGATTGTAGTGTCGGCAAAGGTCGTAGTCTTAATCGTCAAGGTGCGCACACCAAAGGGCAGAATAAACATAGCATTGGTATATGTGTCACAGGAAACTTTGAGGACTATCATCTTCCGAAACCTAGATTCGATGCTCTGATTGAATGCATCCAAAGCAATCTGGATGCATATGGTTTGCGTTGGAATGATGTATATTATCACCAAGAGTTTGGTGCGACAGCATGTTGTGGACGTTATCTTATTGAGCAACTGAAACAACATAGGTGTGGGAGAGTCTGTTGAAAAAGTTTTTAAAGCAACATTTAAAACATGGGGAGTTGAAGACAGTCGCTTTACGCGCAGGTCTACATCCCAACTCTGTATATGCTTGGGTCAAGGGTCGGAACCAACCAAGTGTCGTGTCTCTCATTTGGTTTCTACGTGCAATGTCGG